GGATGCTTCCGTAAGCTTTCACAGCGTTCCCCATCCAAGAAACAGAACAGCCACCGGCTTGCCGCCGATTACCTCCGGGATGATGGCGTGTCTGCAACGGTTCGTCACAAGCAATAACCCGTCCACGTCGCTGGATTGAACGTAGCGATGGAGCTGCTCCATCACGGAGGCGAGCGGGTGCCCGACCTTGACCTCAATGCCAACGCGGCTCACCATAAAGTCGATCCGGTCGCGGGCGGTCAGTTTCACTTCGCGGCTGAAGCTTATGCCTGATTTCTCAAGGGCGGCAGCAATGCCTTCCTGCAGTTGCTCTTCATGGGCGTAACGAAAGCGGAAGCCGCCAAGCGCTTCCCGCAATTTGTTGGCCGTCATCGACCGCTCACTCACCGCAGTTCCGCTCATTGCGCGATTACCTGGGTAGCTAGCCTGTGGGCCTCCATCACAGCCAGGCGGTCGATGTAGTCGAAAGCCGCGGCCTTGTCGCCGGCGGCGAGAAGGCGGGTGACCTCGCTGGCGCGATCGTAGGCGGATTGATGGATGGCTACCATGCGGCCGCCGTCGAGATTGAATGCCTGGCCGATGAACTCGGTCTGGCCGCGGTAGAACTCTTCCACGTCGTAATCGTTGCCGCCGCGCTCGATCATCTTGCGCAGGCCTGCAATCTCCTTGCGAACGCAGCGATCGGCGACAGACGCCGCGAGGACCTCGAGCTGCAGCCGGACCTTCTGGGCGTGAATTACGGCGCAACCCGGACATTCGCACCCTGGGCCTTCGACGTGGGCGCTAAGGGCGCCGGATGTCGGGTATCGGGTGTCGGCGTTTTTACCAGACCCCAGATTCGATACCCCAGACCCTTGCCGTTCCGCCGTTGCGCCGCTGTCGTCGCCGGTTGTCGTCGCACTGTCATCGCCCGGGCCATTGCTGGGATCGACAGGCGCGGAATCTGCCGGCGGCGGCGTAGGGAGGGCCGGGGCGGAAGTGTTGGACAGCAGCGTGTAATTCAAAGGACGCCAGAAGTTGCGGCCGATGCCGTCGGGGATCGGATTCATGTTCTCGAATGCCCGAACTTCGTCCTGGCACATCCAGCCGTCACCGATGGCTACGTGATAGGCTTCGTAACGGCTCGCCGTGTCGCCACGCAGAAGGGCGGCCATGTCGAACCGGGCGAAATACTTTCCCGAAGTAATGAGGTCGCGGGAGATGGCCTGCTCCCAAAGAACCAGGCGGGGCAGGATGCAGTGGACCGCGTACATGATGTTGAACTGCTCGACGCTGGCGTAGGTGGCCGTCTTCTCGGTTTCTCCAATCAAATGCGGAGGCACGCCAAAGATGGAGCAGATTTCAATGCGGGAGAACTTGCGCGCGTCGAGGAGCTGCTGGTCGACGGGCTTGACGCCAAGCTCCTTGATGGTGACGCCGAGGGGTAGGATGCCGGCCTTGCCGCGCTCGGAGCCGGTCTGGCCGCGCTGCCAGTTTTCGCGGAATTTCTTTTCGTCCTCAGTGTTTTTGAAGTGCGTGCCCTCGAAGACGAAGGGCGGCCGCGAGTCGTTCTTGATGAAGCGCGCGAAGTTATCCTGCTGGGCCAGGGCGATGCCGAAGGTGTCGCAGGCCATGCCGATGGTCGATTGGCCCACGGCTCCGTCGTCGGAGAAGTTGCGCAGGTGAAAGACCTCTTCCTGCGCCAGGTTGCGGGTGGTGCCAGTGAGTGGGTCGTTGTAGACGTAGCGCAGGCGGCCGGAAGGCTTGAGGCGCTCGACGTGCACGCGATCGGGCATCATGGGCAGCAACTGGTCTACTGCGCCGCGGGGCCCGGGCTTGATTTCAGCGTAAGCGTTGCCGCGCAGCTCGAGGTGCCCCTGCATCATCTGCTTGAACTCGAAGGCCGTCTGCTGATCGTTGGGCCGCGAGTAAAGCACGTCGTAAAGCGGGTGATGATTGACCAGTTTCTTCGATCCGTCGGGCGCCTCGGTGTAGATGCGGCAGGGCATCGTGCCGACATTGCGGCCGATGACGCCGACGCAGGCCAGGACGGTGGCCACGCGCTTGGCGGAGGCCTCGGTGATGCGCATGCCGCTGGCGGAGGCCGAGCCGAGCGGGTTGTACCAGTAGTCGTCCCAAGGGGCGGGTGTTCCGCCGACGTCGGCGCGCAGGCCGAGAGCGCCGCGGGAGATCGATTCGATCAGGCCCATCAGGTTTTGCTCCGCGAGACGGTGAAACTAGGGGTTAGGGCTTAGGGGTTACGGGCTTAGGGGTTACGGGCCGGAGAGGTAGAGACCAGGGGTCAGGCAACGCCTGCGACTAGTTCCCTTACTTTTGGGGAGGAAGGAAACTGTTACGCATTTCGTCACGCCATTGCTCAGCCGAAGCGTAGGTGCCCGAATTCCCGAGCAGGCCGACCTTTTCCGGAGCTATTTTGAACATCCCACATATCTCGGCGCAGGTGAATTTCCGCGCGTCGATAAACTCTTGATCGGCGGATTGAATTTTGACCATTTCCATCATTTGCTCACTTCCTTGCGTAACTTGTCGTAGCCGGCGAAGCCGCAGCCGCCGGCGAGAAGAAGGCCGCCCACGAGCGGCGCGAGAGGGTGCCAGACGAGCCAGAGGCCGTAGACGAAGAGCAACGCGCCGAGGAGCACTCCGAGATCAAGAAGGGTTTCCAGCCGGTTCTTCGCGGGTTGTTTCGGTCCGGTCATGCTAGGGCCTCTGTGAAGTCGAATACTTCCTGGCTGAGTCGCTTCGCCGCGATCTCGCAGTAGCGCTCCTCGATCTCGATGCCGATTGCGCGCATCCCGAGCTGCTTTGCCGCGACTAGCGTCGATCCGCTACCCATGAACGGATCGCACACTAAGGAAGGTGCCAAAACTCGCAGGTATTTTCCCATCAAAGCTGTCGGCTTCTGCGTAGGGTGAAGGTTCTCTGTGTCGATCCCGCTTTGATAGAGCTTGCTTTTTAACCTCATCGGAACCGAGGCATGCTTCTTCTGTCTCCATCCGAGGAAGATATACTCAAGGTCCGATAGCCAGGTGTTATTCACGAAGGGAACCGGGTTGACCTTATGCCAGACATGCAAATCGAAATGCCCAAAGCGCTCAAGGCAAAAAGCCGAGAAGGAGGCCACTTGATCCCGGCTTCCAAACGCCACGAGCTGATCTGCGCTCGTAAGGACTGTCGCATACTTCTCGATCGAGAAATCACAGAGGCCGTCCAATGCGCCTCCCCGGTAGAACGCTGACGCGGAGGCAATGCCCCCGCCGTCCGAATGCTTAATCACATAAGGGGCGTCCGTGCAAATAAGGTCAGCCCTAACGTTGCCCCCCCCCTAGAACATCCCGGCAATCGCCGAGGTAGATTGCGATGCCTGCGTGCTCGTAGTAAGGCGTCAAGTTGGCCACTGACCACTGACAACTAAGGACTGTGAACTGTTTTTCACGCCCATCCGACCTCGGGATCCGTGTAAGGCACTCCGCCCGCGGCCATGGCACAGAACAGCGCCATGCAGAGCGCGACGATGCCGTCGATCTTTTCCCGCGACTTGCCCTTGTCCGGCTTGCAATTACCGGCCGGGTCGCGCTGCACAATCACGTTCGAAGCCATCCATCGCAGCACAGCATTGCCGGCATGCGCGAGTTCCTGCGTCGACATCAGCTCGACCAGCCGCTTGAAGGGCGCGAACATGCTGGCCATGCCCTGGCCGATCTTCACCATCTCGAATCCGTCTTCCTCGCCGAGCTGGGTGACGATCTCGGTCGAGTTCCAGCGGTCGAAGCCGATCTGGGCGATATCGAACTCCTGGCCCAGCTCATTGATCTTGGCGCGGATGAAGCGGTAGTCGATGATGTTGCCCTCGGTGAGATCGAAGAGCCCCTGCTTGGCCCACACATCGTAAGGAACGCGATCGCGCCGGCAACGGAATGCGATGTTGTCTTTCGGCAGAAAGAAGAACGGCAGAACGTGCCAGTGCGGATCGTCAGAAGCAGGCTCGAAGATCAGCAGGAACGCAGCGATGTCGGTGGTAGTGGAGAGATCGAGTCCGGCATAGCAGCGGCGGCCGCGCAACAGCTCGCGATCAGCCGCAAGGTTGCATAGATTCCACGTGTCCATCCGGATCCCGTGGGCAAATTTTGTAGTCCAGACGCACAGGCGGAAGCGGAGGAACCAGTTGAGGTAGCTTGGATCCTCTTTCGCTTTGACCGCCTGCTGACGGAGCTCGTCGAGCTTGACGGCGCCGCCCAGGCAAGGGTTGGCT